GTTTTATCTCCATTACCAATGTTTTCTTTGATATACTTGATATCTTCTGTTAATTCGGTTATTAGTTTCATTGTTTATTTGTCTTAAAAATGTTTTGAGAAACTGCTTTATATTGCTCTTCTAATTTTTTTGCTACTTTGCAATATAACAATTTTGCTGCGCTATCTTTTACGCCAACAGCATTTTCTTGAATTATTTCTTTTACCATTTGTCGTGTATGATTCTTCATTGTACTAGCCCTTTAATTTTATTGTAGAAATCAATGTGTTCTTTAAATTTTTGACTGTCTTCAAATATTTCTTTTACCATTATGTTTCTACTATTTGGAGACAACGAATCAAAAAGTTTTTTTACTGTATCTACTTGTGATTCAGTAATATTTAGTGTGCTATTATTTTTAAATTTGTATTTTCCTTCTTTAAAATTATCTACAAAGTTTACAAATTCTTCTAATAGTTTATTTGTTTCTGTTGTTTTATCTGAAAACAACAAATTTTTATTGCTTTCAAGATATATTTCTTTTAGATTTTCATTTAATTTTAAAGCAATTGCTGTTGTAACATTTTGTTTAAAATACTCTTCATCTAAATTGGCAAGCCCCATTAATCCATTTTTTAACAATATTTTTACTGTGTTGGTCATTGTGGTGGTCCTTGCTCTTCTCCGGGTTGCCCTGCTTGCATTTGTTGGGCTTGCTGTTGCATCATCATTTGCTGCATTTGCTCTTGTTGCATTTTTGCAACATCAACTTGCATTTCCTTTTCCATTTGATTTATTTCTTCTTCTGTTTGTCTCAATACATTTTTCTTTATATACTCTGTTGAGAAATACTTTCCTATGTATGGTTCAACTGCGCCAAGAGCTTTTATTCTTTCTAAACGTATTTCTGCTTCTTTCAGGTCCCAAAAATAATTATCAGTATTGAAAACAAATGTCAATTCATTTCTTAGTTCCTTCCAATCATCTTCTGTTATGATTCCCTTCAATATCAATTGAACTCGTAGGAAGTCACCAAAAAGACCACTGAATTGATGTCTTATTCTTTCTATAAATTTATAAAACTTTATTTCTTCTCTTGATATTTCTGATGCACGGCCCATGTTGAATCCAGTGCTTTCAGATTGAAGTCTGCTGATTGGTACATTCAATGCATTGTAAAGTTTCTTCTTGAAATACTCTACGTCTTCAATTTGTGATGTTGACTGTGCCCCGGCAAGGGTAGAAATTTCAGTTCCCTTTGAACCTTCTCTTCTTGGCAACCAATAGTCTTCAAGAACAGAAAGGTGGTTTTTTTGGTCTCTAATTTCGCCAGTTGCTTGGTTAAATGTTATTTGATTGCGGAATCTACTCATCATATCCCGCATATATTGCTCTGCCTTTTGCTTGGGCATTTGTCCTACGTCTACATAAAAAATTCTACGCTCAGGTGCGCGTGCTATGCGGTAAACTAGAAGAGCATCTTCTAGTTGGCGCAACATGTTCATTGGACGAATTGCTTTATGCATGTATCCAAGAACACGTTTTGTATTTAAATCTATGATGCCAGATGGAACATAAACAACGCTGTCAGTGCTTAATTTCAATCCACCGGGACCTGTTGATACATATGCATCTTTTTCTGTGTTTATGTACAAAAAGTATTCTTCTAGTTCTTTTATCAAAGGAACGTTCATGTTCTCTACACGTTCCAATTGTTTTGTAACTTTTCTTACTTTTTTTACCTTCAACGGATCCAAAGGTATTATTTCTTTGATTCCTTCATTTGGTAAGTCTCTGTCAATTACAATGTTGTAAAACAATTTTGAATCAATATACCATCTTCTAAAAATTTCATAACTCTTATGTTTAAAATCTAATAGATGAAGAACATGATCAAATTCTCTGTATATTTTTGTTTTAATACTTTCAGATAATGGAAGGTTGTCTAGATTGAGTTTTACTACTTTTCCATCTGTTCCCGAAACCATTGCAGCATTTACAATTTCGTCAATTGCATTATCCATCTCTGGATACATTGACATGTTTCTATATTGTACGGTATAACTTGCTTCATCTCTTGGATTGGTATAATCCCAAGATGTTCCAAATACTCCACCCGCCTCAATTGTTGTAGTTCCGTCAAATTGTTCCGGTGCAGTAAAAGCCTGCAAGGCAAGATTTTGTTGTTCTTGCTTTGTAGGTTTCTTTTTTCCAAACTGAAATCCAAAAATATCAATTTCCATATGTTTCTTTATCTATCCTTACAAAGTTGTATTAGTTGTTAGTAATATTTTGAACTCTAAATGAATCATATACCATTGTAACTATAAAACTATTTAATTGTCCACTAACTCCCATATTAAAACTAATTGGTTTTATTGATGATGGCCAACAGCCTTCTAAAATATATGTTTTCAAAGGATTATTTTCATTTCCATTTATATCTAAATGATGAATTTTAATTTCATATGCCTTATATGGTACGTTTGTACTTCCTGTTGATATTACAGACGAAATATTTGTAGCATGATTGTTTATTAAATTTTGCCAAGATTGAAATTGTTTCCATAAATTGGAATCATCATTTAAAATATCATCAAGAACTGTGAATGACCAAGATTCGATATTTTTTTCTCCGGGGTATCTCCATTTACGGCCCATATAATCATACTCAATTGCCTTTCCACTTGTAGCTGGAATATTAGCACTTGAAATATGTACTTTTGTAAATGATCCTCCGGGAAAACTCCCTTCAATCATAAATCTATTTTTTCTAGTTCCACCATTAAAATTTGATTTAAAATCTGTTAGTTTTGCCATTTTTTAATCCATTATGGTGTTTAAGTAGAAACTTGAGTTGTTATTGTATTTGGTCCAAATGTTATATAATCAAAAGCTAATTGTACTGCAAACGTAACTTGTGGGTTTTGAGAACCCATATCTAGTTCAATTGGACCTACTGATAATGGCCAAGCATTATGTACATTTATAACTCTTAAATTTTGTGAAGCTTGAGTTCCCGACCCTTCATCCGTATTTAAATTATATTGAGTTAATGTAAATGTTTTTTGGTGATCTTTATATGAAAAATCTGTTTGGTTTAAATTTCCATATAAATGGTTTTTACTTCCATCAATTGCTTCTAACCATTTATGAAATACTTGCCATAAATTATTTGAGTCAGAATCATCATATACAGTTATTCTCCATGGAGCATATTTTCTATCTCCAGCAAAAACTATAGGTCTTCCTCTATATGGAACAGATATGACATCTATTGAGGATTCTGGAATTTCTGTTGCTATTATTTTAAATGTAGTTTGATCATTTATATCAGCACCAGCAACACCAGTTGGAAAAAGCCCAGATACTTTAAATCTATTTGGGCGAGTTCCACCATAAAAGGCGTTTTTAAATGTTGATATACTATTTGTATTTGCCATATTATATTGCTATTTGTACATCAACTACAAAGTTAGTAGTAGATGCAATTGGTTTTACTACAACGGTAATATACAAATTTGCACTATTATCTACGTTTCCATTTGCTTCACTACAAATTACAGTTGTTCCAGTTTGGTCTATAAAATTTGCCAACTGAGTTAAATATGCTTGAACTTCTGCAACAACTTGAGCTCTTGTAACTGCATTATTTACTTTAAAGAGATACTTTAATCCAATTTCGGATACAGTTTTTTCTATTTGTGTTCTCATCACATTTGGACCAAATCTATTTGCAACTGTTGGATCAGATGAACTTGAGGTTGCCCCTACCAAATCTTGACCTAAAAATGATGAACCAGTATTTACAAAGTAATTTACTCTATTATTTTTTAAAGTTGTTTTTGTATCTGTGTTTGTCCATTCAATTCCATTTATTAAACTTCCATTTAACAATGTCGAATTGTTCACACCAGCTATAGAATTATACAAAGTATTTGTATCTAAAGCTCTTTGGTAGAAACCAGCAATATCTGATATAACTGGTAAATAATATCCCGGCATTGCACTTGATGCGGCAAGTAACCCTGTATTAATACTTCCACTTGACTTTACTCCACAAACATTAAATACTCTTGTTGAAAAAGTTGTTCCAGAAGCAGCATAAGACGCATATGTGCTACCAAGCAAACTTGTAAAGTTTTGCATAGTATAACCTGCTCCAACTTGACCATTTGAATCTTTACTTGATGGAAAAATTCCCATTACATATGGCTTTTGTCTTAACCAACTTATATTATCTGAGTTAGCCGTATTTCCTATTAAAACATTTATCGGGTAATCTACATTTTGCAAATCATAATCATTTAAACCAGCTGTGGTTCCAGCTACAACTAGTTGACCACCATAAGATAGATAATTTAATGCGTATAAAAAATCTGTTGCAAATGTTTGTCCAGAAATTATTCCAGATGTATTTAAAAAGAATCCATACGTTCCACCTTGCCCCGGAGTTGATACCAAACATGCAGTAACGCCACCCAATCTATTAAGATCGGAAAAAAGTTCATTCATTCCATCATACACAAAATAAGTTTTGGTTGTCCAATCGGTAACAGTTGATGGTATTAAAGTTTTAGAATACACCAACCAACCAAATAATCCGCCCGGATCGTTTGCAGCCGCACCATTTACACCAGTAAAAGATGGTGCTTGGTATCTAAATCCCGTTAAACCGCCACATACCATGCCTGCATACATTTGAGTGGTCTGTGCTGATTCTGATTTTGGAAGTTTAAATTGAGTTACTTGTGGATTTGGCATAGTTTTCCTTGTTGACTGCTAATTTATTTAGAAATTTTATACAGGATACCAAACTACGTTTCCATCTGAAAATTCACCATTTTCGTCATTATCTTTATTGGATAACATAAAAGTGTAATTTTCTTCTTCTTTTTCTTCGACTTGGTAATTCATTTTTGCTGTCTCTATTAAATCTGTATAATACTCTTGTCTAGACAACCAAGCAAAAAATACTAAAGTCATAACCAAATCGTCATGCTGCCCATCATCTGCTTTAAATGTATTAGATTTTGAAACAAATGTCATCAATTCTTGAATAATTCTATCGTCGTTAAGTAAAATTTTATCTTCTTCAACAAGTCTTTTAAATATAGCACAACCTAATTTTTTTGTTTGTGCAGTGGTTCTCAATCCCATTTCACTCTTTCCATTAGCAAATCCTTGTGATAAAACCTGCCCCTTTCTTCCCAATATTTTTGTCATTAGTAAATTTTCATATTCTAAATCATTGTAAAGTATGTTGGAGACTTGACCACCGATATCATTTGTTTCAACCAATACATACGCATTGTTATATCTTTCAGCGGTATTTTTTATTATTTGTGGAAAATTAAATGGACTTACTATGTTATTTCTATATGATGCAACAACTTTATAGGGACTAGAAGTTCCATCAATTATTGTAAATGCCGAATAATCTGATCCCTGTCCACGGGACACGTCTGCTTGTAAAAAATAAATTTTATCCTTTATTGGTTCTTCATATATTCTAAGACCATCTGAATTTTCAGATAAAAATTCTTCTGGGGCAAGTACATTTAATTTTGTTGATGATATGAGAGTATTGGAAGAACCTAAAAAACTACAACCATATTCTTGTTGAAATTGTTCTGGGCTTGTATTTGCAATTTGTTCTTCTGCCCATGCATCATCTCTTTTTCTACCACCCGCTGTTATTGGAACATCTCTCCACGATACCTCTACTGGAATAAATTTATTTTTAAGTTTATGTCCCGCAGGTCTATTTGCATCTACCCACAATTTATGAAAATGATTCATCCCATTTGGGGTAGATACAATTATTAGTTTTGTTGTGGTACCTGCTGAAATAGTTGGATATGTAGATGAATAGAATTCTTCTGCGATATGAGAAGGCAAGAATGCATATTCGTCCAATAACAGAAGGTTATAAGAGCCACCACGAATGGCTGAGGACGATGTTGCATCACAAACGACTCTGGATCCATTTTCTAATTTAAAACTCGTCTTATTCCATTCTACGACTCCCTGTTGCAAGAAGTGGGGTAGGTTCTCATATGCTAACTGCAATTTGGCGAACAATTCATCCTTTGCAGTTTTTAATTTATTTGCCAAAATTGCTACGTTTACACTTTGATTAAAGGTTACATAATGACAGATATAACCAATAACTGATGTAGATTTACCTGACTGACGAGGCCATTTTGAAATTACAAATCGGTTTTCATGAATTGCATTAACAAATTTTTCTTGATAATCATATAACTTAAATGGCATAACGCCTTTATCAAGAGTCTTTACTTTTACATATTTGCTGCAAAAATAAACCGGATCCTTTGCGCATTTTACATACTCTTCCAGCTCTTCTCTGGAATATTGTATTTCTACTCCGGGCGGTTTTAATTTTGGGTTATTTCTATATCCAAGGTTATTGTTGTTTTTGGTCATCTGTAACTACCTCGGCATCAATCACTTTTTCTGTACTTCTGTCTTTATTCAATAAATTTTGAAGATCCTTAGTAGAACCAATAAAAACTGAATTGTTTGTTTGTTTTACTTCTGTCTTTGATGTTGTAGTATCTTTGGCTTTTTTATGAACATCTAACATATTGTTATTGAGTTCCGCAACAGTTTTTAGTAAAATAGCAACAACTTCAAATGCTCTGGGGGAATCCGATTCTGTGGCAACCTTCAAAGCACTTTCAATAGCAATGTCACCGTTCTGCACCAATTTTTTTAAATTTTGTTGGACAGTTTCATAATCTTTTTGAAAATTATTCAAATCAAAAGTCCCACCTGAATTATTTTGTGTTGTTGGTTTTTCAATTTCTTTTTGAGGAACATTGAAAAAGTTTGCCAAATTTTTATTGATATTCATCTCTACAATCCTTAACCATAAGTAACACCACTTACAACACTATTGATTCCAAGTATTGGTTTAATCTCTCCAAATATATAAGATTTGGCTGTAAATGATATTGACGAAATATTTAATCTTCTAGAAGCTAAATCTCCATCGTAACGTTCACTGACCGAGTTTGTTCCCATTATTATGGGTATGTTTACACTTTGATTTACTTCATTCATAGACAACGTTATAACGTGTTCTGGGTTGAAGTATGGTATTATTTGTTCAAATATTTGAAGAGTGTCGTCTATGTGTCTTGTATAAATGTATAAAGTAAAAACAACATTTACTGGAACTTCTTGAAATACCTGATTTCCTTCATTTGAACATTCTCCATCTACTTGTGCGAGAGCCTGAGCAAAACTAAATTTGTTTCTTCTTCTTGATGGATCAGGAGTTATTGTGTTTATGATATAACTCATTACAGGAAGTTGTTTTTCAATTCTTGTTGTATCATCTATTGATGAAGGTTGCAACCATCTTTGAATAAATTTTTCCTGCGGAGCGTAAGAAATAGGAACTCTGATTTGTAAATTTGATCCACCATCTGGATTCACGTGTTCTACAGAAATATTGTTGAACAATGAACCAAATGCAACTACCAATTTTCTTAAATTTTTATTGTAAAAATAATCGTACATTGTATTCCTTTATCAGTCGCAAGAGGCAAATGGATCATTTGGATCAAAAGTATAACCAGCAGCTTCTATTTGCAAGACATCGTTTATGCCTGCAGTAGTTCCCTTTCCGTTGTTCAATGGAATGATTGTGGAACCAGAGAATCCTCTTGTATTTTTCATTACATCATCAATTGGTTTAATTTCTGTAGCAAGTTTTTCATAACTGTATGTAAACAACTCAGCAGTAACAAGATATGAATAAAGTTTTCCTAATGGGTATAGGGGATTTTCATGTTCAACAAAGTTAATTTCAAATAATGATTTTTAAAGTGGAAAATAGATCAAATCGCCTTCTCTTGGTCTTATAATACTTGGTTCATTTTGCAAAACTTCTTGTTGAAATCTTTTTCTTGCAAATAACAAAG